TTGCTCGCCCCAGGCAATCAGCCGCGAGGCATAGGACAAAAAGCCAATACTCGATCCCAATTCGATCTGCTCAAACAGGTTATTGCCCTGAATGTCGATTGCTGTCGCCGCGAGGAGCACCGCATCGGGGAAACTCAGCGTCGCTTGCGTAGTGATGTTGTCGTTGATGATCGTAGAACTGTAGGTGATTTGCTGACCGTTGCTTGTGACCGTGACGGGCTGTGGAATATAGAAGAAATTGCCACCATTGGCCCCGGTAAACGCGATGATTCGCGCGGTCACGTTCGGCGGGCCAATTGGAATATTGGAAACGACGATGGCCGTGGCCGCTCCAGTGATATTGAATTGGACGAAAGGACTCGGAGCAGTAAGTGCGCCATTGCGTGTCTGGAAGATCACAACAGCCTGACGAATTCCAACGCCCAAAACGCCCGAAGTCGAGATTGTTCCCCCGGTGCTGTTTCCCAAGATCGGGTTGGTGACGACGCCTACAGGATCGAAGCGGAAGATCGTACCGGAAATGATGCCGTTCCCGGTTTCCGGCGCTGCGGTGATATTCGATGCCGAAGTCAGCGTGACCGAAAATGTCGAAGGCGAGGCCGCAGTGATGACGGCATTGGTGACGTTGAAAATGCCGTTGCCATTCAGCGTTCCCGTGACGGTGACGAACTCCCCTAGCGTCGGAGCCGATCCGCTGATGAGCGTGAAAACAAACTGCGCCACATTGCTCGTTAGGCTCGTTTGCGTGATTGAAAGCTGCGAGGCGTTCGGCGTGGCCTGAACAACGAAAGTGTTGTCATAGCCTGCTACGGATGCGCCCGTGACCGTGAACTGATCACCGACTTCCAGGAAAGGAACCTGCTGCGCGGCCGTCAGCGTGGCAATCGTGGCCTGGATGCTGCATCCGCCAGGCGTCGGACTGGCAAAGAACGTCGTAAAAGGAACTTGGAAAGTGATCCAGTCGAAGCTCTGCATCCCCGGAATGGGCGTGCCTACGCTAGTCACTGTGTAATACGCAGGGTTGAAGACTCCAGCGGGATCGTTGTTCGGATTCTGCCCGTTCATCATGGGGAATCCGCTGATCTGGATATTCGAACCTACGACGATGAGTGGAGTCCCATCCGCATTCGTTGGTGGAACAAAAGCGACGTGCGGAATAATCGTCAGCACGTTCCCAGGCGTGGCAGGCAGGCCAAAGGTTCCTTGAGCCGAAGGGGAGGCGCTGAGTAGCAGGAAATCATGCGCGCCGGTCGGCAGAATCGTTGCGGCATGTTGCGTGATGGAAGTGACCGTACTGCCTGAAGAGGTTGTAGCGACCGAAGGCGCGGCTCCCGGCCCTACCTGCGAAACGCGATCTAGCCAAGTGCCATTCCACAGTCGAGGCACGTCCGTGCCATTGGTCAGATCGGAAAAGGCAATGTATTCCGTGTCATCGAAGGTTACTGATTTGGCGAAGGTATTGGGCTCAATCGCCGTGAAGATGCTGTTGAAGGTTCCCGGCGCCGCACTTACGTTCTCATCCCAGAGCACGCCCGTGGCATCGAGCGCCAGCGTGTCAATCTCTCCATCGGTCTGCTCGTATGTCTTGATCCAGTTGAAGTTGCTGGGCGGATTCGGCGTTAGAAACGCTTTGATCTTTACGGCAGAAATATCGAACGTGACCGCTTCGCCCATCGTCGTAGTAGCCTGAATGTTCACGCCAAAGGCAGGGTTATTCAGGATGGCTGGAGTAAGCGCGAGGCCCCAATTCGTATTCGGACTTCCGAGCACGACCTGACTATCAGAAAGAGGCAACTGGAATACCATTGTCGGTGAGGATGCGCTGGGATTGATGAGCGCGACAGTCAGAACGGCATCAGGATTTAGCGTGGTCTGATGACCAGTCACTTCCACCTGAAAGCCGAGAATGCCTTGCGTCGAAGGAATACTGAAACCAAAGTTTGTTGCTCGAAGAAGTTCAGAAGTTGGCAGCGATGGAGCGCCCGCAACGCCGCCCTGAATCTCGACCATGTAGAGCGCACCAGACATCGTGCCGATGCCGAGTCCTTGCAGGTTGACGGAAACCGTCAGTGCGCCGCCGGTTACGTTTTGCGCGCCCCAGCAAATATATTCACAGACGTGATTAGGAACGCCTCCATCCGCCGAACCGATAGCGGCAAATTGAGAATAAGAATTTACGCCATCTGTTACAGAAGCAAAGAAAGGACCGCCGGTCGTCGTGCTGTTGCATTCACAAATTACGAGAATCGTATTTCCATTCGTGACCGGACTGGAGAAACTTGTGTTGTACGTGCCTCCTGGAAATGCGCCTGAGTCGATAGTCCTCGTTTGTACTACCGTGGGCGCCGATGAGCCGAATTGCTTGAACAACATTAGGGCAAGCGCGCATCCAACCGGCCCGAGAGTCGCAATGCTTCCTCCCGCTGCAATCGCCCCGCCCGTAGCTTCTTGTGCGTAGGTTTGGCCGAAGATAGCAACTGCACCCCATCCCGCATCCGGCGTGAACGTGACGCCGCCCGTTTCGACAGATCCCATCAACGCGAATTCTGGGGGAGAAGAAGGCGTCAATGGAGTGCTGGCGATGTGACCGTTTGGAGGTGTCACGGTGACGGCGCCATAAGCGACGCTATCAAAAGCACCAATGCCATTCGAGAGAGCAGTCGCAGTATTAAGCGCGACCGAAGCATAGTTTGGCGGTGAATTGAGCGTGATGTTGTTTGGTGTCGTCCAAGGCACTTCGTTGGCTGCGGGAACGTTTACGCCCAACCCAGCCAGCCGTTCAGAAAACAGATTGAACGACTGGACCTGATTCTGACGTGCGCCGCGCGTGAAGACCTTGCCGGGAGAGTAATCACAGTCCTGATTCTGCGGACTCGCACCTTCCGGCAAATCTTCTGGCGACAGCTCCGGCACAGCTCCGCCAAAGACTGTCAACGCAACATCTTGCGTGCCTTGCGTGTTGTTCATCAGTTCATAGATTGCGGAAAGACGATGCGGAAATTCACCACATCGGTGCTGATCGCCGGAGTTGTGGCGTTTAGCGCCGTACCATTGGTAATTTCGGTGCTACCCGCCGTGGCGGACGCCGCCGTCCCAGAAAGAATCATTAATTTGTTGGTTGCCGTATTCCATTGATATGAGATTCCGCTCCCGGCCATCGTAAAAATATCCACTTGAAGCGGCGCGCGATTGCCGAACGGGCCAAAGTTTATGAAAGCGAAACCCGTAAGCGCCGCCAATCCTCCGGTTGCGTAAGTATCCGTTGGCGAACTGAATGCCACGCTCCCATAATAAGTGACACAATCCTGTGTAACGTCACCTAGCGGTGCTTTGCTGGTTGCATTGAACTTCACAGTTGCCGTAGCCATGCGATTCTCCTTTTAAGTCGTGGGTAAGATTAGGTACTGAACGATGATCGTTGCCGTCCCGTTGCCCGCCGCAAGATTGTTGGTCACCTTGGAAATCGTAAGTGGTGCGTTATCATCCGTGGGCGGATTCCCTGCCGTGTCAATCAAACCTGGCCAAGGGAAGACTTGCAGCCGCTTGTTCGGCGATGTCGTGGTCAGAAAAATAGTGTTGGCGAGAACAGTCGTCATCGTTCCGATGGTGAAAGAAATGTTTCCGCCCGCATCGGTGTAGGCCGCTGCCCCTGCGAATAGCTTGATGTAAATCGTGATCGGGACAATGGAGAAACCGACGCCCGGAGCCGCCACAAGTGTGATCGGGATCGTCAATAGATTGAGCAGATTTGCCGAAGTTAGCGGTGTGGTGGCGGTTTGCAGCAGTGTGCCGGGAATATCAGCCGCAACCAGTGCGCGGAACGTAGGCGACGATGCGCCTCCGGTCGTCGCTCCTGCGAACACCAGATTCGCATTCTGATTGATGAGCGTGATGGTGTCGGCCAGCGTTCCGGCCCCGGTGATCGGAGAGCCCGTCACAGAACTACCGAGAAGCGCGCCGGGAACCGCCAGCGTATGCCCAACGCTCGTAACCGTACCTGCTACCCCTGTGAGATCGGCGGCGACTAAAGCTCGGAAGGTGGGCGGTGCTGCTCCTCCTGAAGTTGGACCGGCCCAAACTTGATTGGCGTTCTCGTTGGCTTTGGAGACCGCCAGTGTGCCAGCAGCCGTAATCGGCGATCCAGCAACAGAAAACTCGGCAGGCATCGTAAGGCTGACGCTTGTAACTGAGCCGCTTCCGCCTCCCGCCACCACGTTCTGATCCAAGAGAACGAGTTGGTTCGGAAGGGCTGTACCGTAGAGTTGGACGGTGTAGATTCCCGCGGTGGCATAAAAAAAGAAGTTCCCTAAAACATCAGTCAGGAAAGGATTCGGCAACGCCGAGGTTGCAACGGTCCCGCCTGAAACATAGGTTCCCGGTGAGGTGCCAATGAGCGTTCCGTTGGTGTTCGTGACCGTGACATTTAGCCCCGACACACCGCTGATCAGCCAGATCCCGTTGTAGCCGGAAGGCGTTATGCCGGAGACGGCAAGATACGCTCCAACGATGACATCCGAAGGAACCGTACCTAGCACGAAGGTAATAAATCCATTCGCCCAAGATGCCGAGGTTAAAGCAGGCGCATTGGAAGTTGCCGCGGCCCAGATCGTTGCGAGCGGTGACCCTGGCTGCGTCGTGGTAGTCGCAGGTTCGGTGAGTACCGCAACGCTGACGCCTGTGAGAGCTTGCCCGGTAATGCTGCGCGTCGAACCATCGAACCTAAAAAACGCCATAGTTTTCCTGTATAATCATGTGATGAGCGGATACACTCATGGACGGGCGGGCGGGACGCCGATGACCCCAGAACGAAGGGCTTATTTCAACGCCAAAACGCGCTGTACTAATCCGAACGACAAAAAACGCTGGAATCTTTACGGTGGCCGAGGGATTAAGTTTCAGTTTCAATCGTTCGAGCAATTCCTTTCTTGCGTAGGACTTAAACCGACTCCGAAGCACATGCTTGACCGCATTGACAGCGATGGCCACTACGCGCCTGGAAATGTCCGATGGTCTACCGTTCATGAACAAATGCTGAATCGCCGCATGACTCCCATCCGACATAAAGCGATCTGCCGCAATTTGGTGATTGCCAGAAAAAATGTGTCCCGCGATCCGATAACCCACAAATTCACCAGCCATCAGCGATAACTCCCGCTCAAACTATCATCGATGGAACCATGCCCGCTGCGGAAACCTCGCGGCCTTGAAGGGTTGCGCTGATCCGCTCGTACATGGCGGTTAATGATCTGATTCATCGCTTCTTCGGCCATCTGCATAATCGTGGGCGCTTGCGGACTGCCGCGGCTGATCGCGTAGTGGTAAAGAATCAGATAGGCCACGGCGCGCTTCGAGCGCGGGATGAGAATCGTTGCCTGAAGAAAGTTCGTGCTCGTTCCGAAGTCCAAAAGTGACTGTTCGTAGCGAATGCGCAAATCCTGCGTGTTCGTGCAACCCTGCATATAGATCGAGCCTTGCCGCCATTCCCATTGCCGGAAGTTCGAGCCTGGCTGATACGACTGCAATCCGTCTTTCGCTTCGTGGACGGGAAAGAACTGCTGCCCGGTATTGGTTTGCCGCTGCCAGATGCGCAATGGAACGATGAGATCAGGCGGTAACGTCGGCGTCGCGTGCTGATTTACGCCATCGTTGTAGCCTTGGTAGCCGATGAAAACTTGGATCGATGGATCGGTTCCCGGCGTCGGCGGGATCGGTGTGAGAATCACGTTGTCCACGATCTGCGTGGTAACGCCATTATTGGCAAGATATTCCTGGCAGGTATCTACAGCCGCGTTGACGAACTCCAGCGAGAACGGCGCATTATCCGTGAGGATTTGTCCCGCACTCGAACGAAGCATGTCGTTGGAGGTTGCGCGCGCTAGGTTCATGCACGCTTCGACTGTCGGGTAGACACCTATTTGTACGTTGGGCATGGATTCAGCATCACGGGACGCGCAACGCTCGCCGACGACAGGGATCGCCGGGAGTTAGCTGCTGCCCCGTGAAGATTATTTCTTGCTGGCTTTCACTCCTCTGCGAGCAAGCAAATCGTCACGATCCTCGGCGCTGATGACTCCCGCCTTGTACGCGCCTTCAGGATCAACCACGTAACCGCAAGCGTGCTTGAGCGTTCCACTCTTCATGGGCTCAGAGCACGCCGGACAGTCCGCGAGTTTCTTATAGATGCGATTCCACGGGCGATCCTCTTGGAAGTAAGCCGCCGCGAGCCGCATTGTCGGAGTAATCGACTCCATCGCCTTCGGGCCTTGCGCTTCGAGCGAAGTAGCAACCGCCAGAATTTTGCGAAAGAACGCTTCCATCTTCGTCTTTGCTGTTTCAAGTTCGTCTTCCGTAGGCGTTTCGTTCAGCGACCAAAACACACCCTTTTCTTCGAGGTTCTGCCCTTCTGACCAGTCGCCGCCAAGATACGGATTCACGATGTCCCGCGCGATGTACTTCCCTTCCACGTCATCGGTACGCATAGCATTCGTTGCGGCATCGATGTAGCTGGAACGCACGATGGCCGGGAGCACGATGGCTTTGGTGTAGCGTTGCCCTAGCGGACACGGCGGAATGCGAAATGTTCCGAGCGAGCCCTTTTCCACCACATGCGCGAGCGGTCCAATGTTGAAGATGTAGACGTGATACTTTGGCGCGAATTCGTTCAGCGGATTGGGCTGATACTCCAGCGGCCCATCCATCTGGCGTTCCACGTTTCTCGAAATGTCCGGTCGTGACGGCATATCAATGCACCATTCCCTGTCCCTGTTGATAGCCGGAAATCACCCTCCGGTCTATTTCTTCTTGAGTGAGCTTTGGATTTGCCCTCGCCCATCTCCGAAGGTCTTTCGGACTTCCCGGCTTTACCTCATCGGCCAGCAAGCGCATTCCGTTTTGCTTTTCCGCGAGCCGTTGCATCCATGCTTCGTGATTCGATTCATGCGTGCCAGCAGCGCCGCCGAAGGCTGGTGAAGCATCCAAATAAGCATCATGAGCAATCCGCATACGTTCTTTCTTCGCCGCCAGTTCCCGCTCTTGGATGATCCGCTTGCGCTGTGCGAACGTAATCCCTCGTGCTTCGTAAATCTTCGGGAGCAGGTTTTCGAGGATGCGATAGTTCAGATTATTTTGCTTGCTGTGGTGGCAGTAGTCGCCCTGGAAGGGATAGTCTCCGCAAACATGCAGTCCGGTCGCTTGATCGTAGGACTTTTCATACCACTCTTCCGGCGTGCCGAATAGCTCCGCAGGCTTCCACATCTCCAGATGCCAGAGAGGCGCTTCGCCGTAAGTCAGTACGGTGTGCTGTCCGCAATAGCTGCCTTCCATCTGGCCCCAAATCTTGCGCGTGGCGCTTGGCCCCCACACGAGGCGGAAATTCGGCCTGCCATAGATGTTCTTTCCGCCGTAGCGGAGCAGGAAATCCGAGTATAGCCGTGGGCATTCTTTGTGTTGGCGAATGATTTCTACGCGCATAAAAAGTGGGGAGATTATGGGCTCTCCCCAAGCCGCTAAGGATTAACCGAAGATGCCGACAGGAATTGCCGCGTTGGAAACAACCGCGCCTGCACGCACGTTCGAGTTGTAGACATTGCCGCTCCAGACAAAGTAGAAGATTGTCGAAGCGTTGATGCCGCCGGACGGCCCGATGGTCGGGAACACAGTCTGCCCGTTCACGTCGTACAGATCGGACGCCTTGAGTTCGCCCAAGCCCCAATACTTCAGGCAGAGCGCGTCAATGCGGCCGGGTAGCGCGTGAACTGAACGAACGATGTCATAACCAACGAACGTGCTCGGAGTATGCTTTTTCAGCATGTCTTGCGAGCTGTCGCCCTTGATTTCTTGCTGGTTGGTAATGGCCACCTGAACAGCCAGGTTCTCCACCGCCGCTGCCTGATCGACGTTCATGTACCAGATGAGATCGGCCAGCGCGGGAGATTCGGTTCCCAACGCCAAGCTGATCTTGCTGGTGACGAAACGCCCGGTAGCTTCGGTGATGAACGCGCCGCCCAGATTGACAAGCGGAGTGGACAACCGGCCAGGGAAGGACGCGCGGCTGAGGCCGTTGAGCGTTCCGCCGTTGCCGTTCACCTGGTACGCGCGAATCCCCATGATCGAAGTACCCGCGCCGCCGGTAGCCCCGTTAATCACGAGGATATCGTTGGCTGCGGTAGCTCCGCCGATGGAAGGCAAAGCGTCTGCCGTCCAGATGGTGTTGGTGACGCCATCTACGAAGCTGATCTGGAACGATCCACGGCTCGCGCCGCCGACCGCCGGGAAGACTTGCACGACCTGGTTGTCGAAGAACTGGTTGGCGTTGTTGACGACGATGTTCGAGAACGAAGGCCCCGCAGCACCCGTGCCGTTGTTCGGAGTAACAACCGTATCGAGCGTTCCAGAGCCATCGCCCTGGAGGTCGGCATCGAGGTTGGACTTGAACTGTTCGAGGGTGTGCGTGAACTCCGTAGCCTTGACGTTGACGCGGGATTTCTTGCCGGAATCGGTGGACCATTGCGCTTGCGCGGTAATTTCGCACGCCTCAGCGAACGAGACGGGCAAAAGAAACTGCGCTGCATATTGGGAACCGGTGCCGCGGCCCATGTCGCCGCCATCAGCCTGGAACTGCAAGTGAGCCGAGCCTGCCTTGATACGCATCGGAATGCGCAAGGAAGGACGGCCCGTGGGATCGAAGCTGGAACCGGCCGAACCGCCCGTACTGGTGGACATGGGCAGAACGCGGCCAGCTTTCTTCAAGCGGGCAAAGAAGGTATCTTCTGTAAGCATCAGGTCGGGAATTTCTTCCCGCACTGTCTCCAGTTCGACAGCTTCTACAGCCGCTTCATTGAGAGCAGCCATAAGGCTACCCCTTGTTCTGTGAGCTTACTCGCTGCGGTTTGCGGTCCCTGAGCCGCCAGCATCGCTCTTGCTGAGTGAGTGGGGCGCGTAGCGCCTCTCCGTAGAGAGGTCCTGCATTCAATTCACACGCTCGCCTATTTATGGGTTTAACGAGATTCCCGGCTCGGAGGCGTTGGACGTGGAACGAAAATCGTTGTGGTGGTGTTCTTCATGATGAAGGAAACAAAACCATCTTACTTCTAAAGGCTTGGAATAATCGTCGTGATGCATATGGGCGCGTTCGCCGCAAATCTCACATGGCTTACGCTGAATTTTCCCGCGCAATAAGTAAGTGAACGCTTTACCACGGCAGTAGCGCCTTCGTTTTTGTTCTTCAGAATATTCGCTGTATCTTGGACGATGCTCTCGCATCCACTTCGCGTGGCACTCCCTGCAAGATGTCTGACGAGGGCGTCTCGCTGGTCTAAGTCCACATTTATTACAAAGTCTTTCGGCTGTAACTGGGAGGTGCTCTTCTGGGGCTTGCGCCTTAGGTAAGCGGTGACTAGCTACCTCACCGGCGGCATGATTGCCGCGTCCGCTGACTCCAGCCGCTAAGTCAGTTCTTCCCGCACAGAAATCTACCACTTCGCCTGCCGTCCCGACTTGAGCCATGCGGTGCCATGCGTGCGTGCTCCAAGAAACGTGGCCTTGTCCGTCTTGCTGAAGTCCACGTCACCAATCTTCGGACGGCCCGTTACGGTTTGTCCCGCGCTCGCTCCTGCTCGCGGAGCAGGTCGTGCGGCTGGTCGCCCATTCGATGTGCCAAGCAGATTGAAGTCCTTGAGCACCGTCTGAACTGCTTTGCTCATCTGCCGCGAGGCGTTGCTAGTAATGAAGGCAATGGCCTTGTCGCGGTCGCGCTGGCCCATCACCGCTTCGTAACGCTTCCCATAATCGCCGGTATTGATGAGCCGCTTCAGTTCTTCGGTGATCTGCCCGCGAACGCGATTGCCCTGATCGGCACTGGCGAACTTGCGCCCACGCATCAGCTTGGCAATTTCCTGATTCATCGTGCGGCCAACCTGCGTGTTCACATCCGCGCGAACGGTGCCGTAGAACGCTTTCTTGTCACGCTCGGCAATCTCTTTCTCGCGGCTATCAAGTTCTTCTTCCCGCGCTTTGTAGGGATTGTCCTTGGCGCGTTGCGACAGCCCTTTCATGTCGCTGAGGAACTTTGTCAGCAGGTTGAATTGCTTGATGGCGTCTTCGGGCTTGTTGCCCTCAAGCGCCTGACCGAGTTGCGCGATGGCCGAGAATACGCCGTACTTCTCGAAGATCGCATCCGCAACGCCCGATCCAACCTGATCGAAGCGTACTGGGTCCATCTGCGCCAGCTTATCCAGCGCCGCCGGTACCAGCCGCTTAAAGCCGTCCGGGTAATCCGTCGCCCAGCCTTCGATAACCTTGGGATCGCCCTTTTGGAATCCCTGCTCCAGTTGGTTGTAGTTCTCGACTGTCTCCGCGAGCTGAGCAATCTTCTCGACGCCGCCGTGGAGTTCTACCGCTTCTTTGAGCGCGGTGAGTTCTTGCGTGGTGCCGAGCTTATCAACGCCTTGGACTTTCCAGTAGGCACGCTCGAACGCTTTCGCGGCGACGGGATCGACTTCACGAATCTTGGCGAGATGCGCTTTGAAGTCTTTGGTGCCGTAGCGACCGTCTTTAGGTTCGGCCTCAGTAGTTGGTTTATCGGATAACTCAGGCGAATCAGTTTCCAACTCTTCGGGACTTCCACCTTCGGGAGATCCCCCTTCGTCGCCTGCTCCACCAATCTCTTCAACTGCATCGAGGACTGCTTCTTCGCCATCCATCTATCCCTGCCTTTCTCCCTGTTCCCTGTGAATTAGAGGGGCCGAAGCCCCTCCCCCTGCTAAGCCTTGACGACGGGCAGCATCGGAACGAGCAATTCGAGCAACGCTTCGATGCGTTCCGCTCCCATGCGCGTCATGTCCGACGTGTGATTGGGATTCTTGATCGATACCAATTGAGCCTGAATGCGGGACACGATCTCCGCTGAGGTCAACGGTTTCGCTGGTGCTGTAGCGGCTACCGCGGCCGCCTTACGAGCCGCTTCCGCTTTGGCTGCTGCTTCTGCCGCCGCTGCGGCTGCTGCTTTCTGCTCTGCCACTACTTTTTGCTGCTCTGCTGTCAAAACATCTGGTTGTGTCGCCATTTCGTCTCCTTATTGAACTTTCTCCGTAGCTGGTTTGCCTTGCAGACGTGCTGCTGCCTGCTGGGACTTTTCGGCCTTGTCTTGCGCTTCCTTGATTTGCATCTGGCCAAGATCGAGATGGATGCCCGCCTGACCGGCCATTTGAACCTGACCTTCGGGCGGCAAATCCTTCAGCGCAATCGATTCGCTGGGCGGCTTGGGCGGTGGCGGTGGTGCTTGCTGAGCCTTCAACGCCGCGGCGTGTTCGTCGTAGTGCGTCTCGACATTCTGGAAGCCTTGCGGATTGGCGACAGACTCGCGTATACCTTCCGGCGAACGTGCCCACGTCTCAATCTCGTTCATTTCGCTGGCGTGGTCATCGAACTTGCCGATTTTTACCGTGCTCACGACTTGCGGAATCTGCTGGAGTTGCTGTTGGGCGGCTTGAGCCGCTTCAGGTGGAATCGGTATCCCTTGCGCCTGAGCTTGTTGCGCAGCACCTTCGATCTGCTCGGTCATCTCCTGAACCTTCGGATTCGGCTCCGGTCCCGACTGCAATAGGATCGTAATCTCGCCCAGTTGCTTCTCGCTAGAATCAGCGCCTGGTATGACCATCTCCGGCAAGCCAGCATTATCCTTGGCGAGCATCATGTTGCGCGCAGTGCTCAGAATCTTCGCCAGCACCGGATTCTTCTCCGCCATCTGAATCACGTTATTCCAGATTGCGCGCTTCGCTACCCAGCTCTCGGGGAAGTTATCGTCCTGATCGGGATAGCAGCGAATGTTGCCCTTGAGGTCGTTCGGGTCGATCGCCAGCTTTTGTACCTGTTTGCCTTGTCCCGGTACAGAACCGGTCATGGTCTCTTCGCGGTACGCCGCCGCTAACTGGACTGCTTGCCGAATCACCGACGCATAACCGGCTCGGATGTTCCGCCAGGTTAGGCCGATGCGTCCCAACGCCTGATCCCTCTGGATCGTAATCCCGCCCAGCGTGTCGTTTCCGCCGGTGTCGCCGCCGAAGAGAGCTGGTGAGCCGCCTGAAAGAAACTGCGGCCCAGGACCAAACAGCCATTCCAGATACGCCATCATGCCTTGAGCAATCTCGACTTGCGGCTCGACAAAGAAGTTCTGGCTGATCTCGCGTGTCGAAGATTTTGGAGCCTTCAGGTATTGCCCCGGCTTGCGTTCCGCATCGTTCAGCGCGTTGGCGTCAATCGAAGGATCAAGCCACACCCGGGGAATCAGGTGCATGAACGATTCGTGCATCAGATCCACAACGTCGTTGACCTTTTCCTGAATCGGAATCACTGGGCTGCCCAGCGCCGGACGGTGCGCGCCATCGCCCGAACGGGCGTGAACCAAGGTCCAATGGTCATCCATCGCTTCGTTACGCTGCTCGCACAGCGCGGGTCCGCACATGACCGCCATCAAACCCTTGGGGAAGGTTTGGTACAGCCAGTCCCGCATCTCGTCTTCAGATTCTTCGGTGAAGAACTCCGGCCGCATCCATGTGCGTTGCTTCGTAGCATTGAACGTCATGCTGTCCGAAGTCATCGAACTCGGCCGCATCCCCATCATGATCGATGTGCGCGCAAGGCGTTCGTATTCGGACTCTGCTGTAGGCGTTACGCCAGCCTTGATCTCATCAGCGTAGTCGGGATATTCCGTCTTCAGCCGCGAAATGTCCCATTCCTTCGAGTGCTGCAAATACGGCGTTTCCGCAAGGCAGTTCGACTGAATCGCTACCTTCGTCTCCAGCACGCCATATGCGCAAACAATCTCGGAGCCGCGTGGAGTTCCGGTACCTGGGCCTATGTCTTCGGATTCGTCCGCTTCCTTCTCACCCGCTGCGGGCAGGTAATCGATCTCTTCCTGAGCTTCCGTCACGCCGGGATTGCTGTAGCCAAACCGCTGACCATCAAGGATGTGCCGCGCTTCGAGACAGCAGCGCCCATCGGTATACAAGTAACGATCCATGTCCGCGAGGATCGTCAGCATGTCGTTGTTGCGTTCGATCAGCAGGCGGGCTTTGTCGGAGTTCTCAGAAGCGGAGATGTCAGCGGCGTTGGTGGGATCGTCGGGCTCGAAGCGTACGCTAGGCAGCGAAGCCGTCAGGGCCGCAACAAGGATGTCGCCAAAGCCCAGATAGATATTCGTCTCATCCGAGTGATCGTTGTAGTTCTGCCCGCCAGCTTGAACCATGCTGGGAGTGATCCAGGTTCCCTTTGGGCCAGGGAGAAGATGCTGGTTGCCACGATAGAAGTAGCGCGCTTTCCAGGCATCGCGGACTTCCAACCGGCGAGAGACTAAATCCCGCTGGGCAACCTTAGAGCATAAACCCTTGATGCAATTGCGCTTCTCTTCGGCTTGCGGGTCGTCAGGATCAATCTCGACACGCGCGTTCGTGGCGTCAACGGCGCACAGTTCGCCAGGCTGGAACTGTTGCTCTTCCTGCCCGAGTTCATCAGCATTCTCAGCGCCGGGACTTGCCTGGAGTTCTTCAGTGTTTGGCATTCATCCACTTGGAGGATCTGTGCGGCGAGACTTTCTCAGGCAGCTTTTTGCCCTTGCTGGCGGAGTTCCACTCGTCAACGTCCACGCCCTGCTTTTCCAGCTCTTTCTTGTGGATGTTGAAGTAAGCTGCTTGCGCTTTCGAAGAGTAAGGCATGTCCTAGGACATGAAGTCCGGCGTCTTGCTCTTTGGCGAATGCTCCATTTCGTCCCGTTCGCCCGCCCGATCCTCGGACTCGCCTTCCATCTCGTCGTGCTCGCCATCCATCGCCGCTTTCATGTGCTCGCCAGCGTCTTCGATGTTGTCGTGCTCCTGCTCGTGAACGTGGCCGTCCTCGTGGTGGCTGGTACTGTGCGCCCCACCAGCCGGGCCTTTCTTTGTGATCACTGTATGCGCGGAGCCATGCTCGCCGTTTACATGCTTGATCTCGTCGTGGCCGGAAGGCTCACGCACGCCGCCGGATTCCCCCCCGTGTTCCGTTTCGCGCGGTTGCTTGGACTTGTCGTAGCTGCCGACCATTTGCACGTTGCCGGTCATCTTGCCGTCTCGTGAGGTTAACCCTTTCATTGCACCGCTCCTTTAGCGATTGCCGCTTCTTTCTGCTCATCCGTCATTGCTTCCCACTCTGACTTGGTTTGTGCCCAGGACTTCCGCACCGGCTCTTTGGGCTGCTCTGCGGGCGTCTGCTCAATCGGCGTCCGGGCCGCATAGTCCCGCGCGATCTCGTTCCCGTGCTTGAAGGTAGCTAGTTCCAGGCGCTCCACCTTGCCCTTGAGAAAGGCGTACTCGGCGCGCGTAAAGGCCAGTTCGCCTTTGAGGTAATCGATGAACTCACGCTCGACGCTAGGTGGCTGTGGCTTCTTCACGGACCGTAAGTTCCTGCCAAGTGAACCGGACTTCCTTGCGCACGTCGCCAATCACAACATAAACAGCTAAATCAGCCGTCAAACCACCGTCCGCACCGTAGACAGGAAAGATAGTTTGGCCGTTTATCTCCCAGATATGCGGCTTGACTAGTTCCTTCGCCACGGTGCCGTCCTTTGCGGAACGTTGAAGAACAGATCATTTGCAGGCTGTTGCGCCTTCAACCGCAGATATTCCATGTACTTATGCGTGTTATCCGGGATGGCTTTGATGCGCAAATCGTTTTGCACTTCGCGCGGTACCGGCCGGGGATTGAAGTAGCTCATCAACCCGTACCGGCACGCTTCCATTACGTCGAGAAAGAGGTCGGAACCTTCCCTGGCCGCGTCTTCGAGGTCTTTCTCATCACGCATGAGTTGCGGAAAGCTCTCGATAAGGTCGCGGCAATTACTTGTGACCGTGAGTCCTTCCGTATCGAGCAACGTGTATAGGAGACGCCATCCACCAACACGGTCATTATTGGCCCGCTCAGGTCGAGGAAGTCCAGTACCAGAAAAAACGTCACCCATCCGGTCTGCAATAGTATGTTCTTCGTTGACTCGATTGAATCTTTCGGGGCTGAGGTAGACATTGGCTATCTTGTCTCCGTCGTTGTACTTGAGGATTTCTTCTGCGAGTTTCGCCTCATTAATTCCGCGCCTAACCAGCTCGCGGTAGCATACGATTGCATCGCGTTTCTCGCCGAGAGCGTTCGTGACCGACGCCCTTGTGAACCACAGTACGCAGGTGGCGTGGTTGAAGCCCCAATCGATACCAATCCAACGCGGTTGCCAATCCTGAAACTCAATCGCTTCTCGGGGCTTGACGTGCCTTGCGAGTTCCCAGTTGGGGAAGAACTGCCCGGCGAGGACATCCCAGCTTCCTTCAAGCCAGGCTGCGCGGAGGGCTGGCGGGAGAGAACTGAGGCCGCTGATGTAGTCGGCATCGTTGGCGTAGATGGGATTGTCTGCGAACGTCGAGTGGATGACTTCATAATCTTTTGGATCGTAGGTTAAGTCTTCGATGCCCGCCGGGACCTTTTTAGTGATCCAAAGAGCTTTGACCCAACCGGACCCGATCCCATTAGGATTCGTTCCGCCAGCCATCGTGGCCTTGGGCTTTTCCCCATAGATATCCATTGGGACAGGACAGCGATTTGAGCCTTTGATAAACGCCCACTGAGGATAAGTAAATTGCGTGAGTTCGTCCCACCCCACGTAAAGATACTCAGGCCCTTGGTATTGCTTGAGGTCGCTGTCGGCTTTGATGTGCCCGAAGAACAGGTTGGAAGAATTGTGGAAACGGACAGCGTGTTTTTGTCCGTTGTATTGCCGATAGATGCCCTTTGGGACGTATTTGAGGAAGTGATCTTCGATTCCGCCCATCTCAGCGGATTTGAGGATGCGTCGTAACAGAAGGTTGTTACTGCCGGGAACGGTAAGGGCCTGTCGTATGCCTTCCCAGAGAAGGGCGATAGTCTTTCCACCGCCGCGCGTTCCTTCTTGAAGCGGGTACCTCGCTGTGCTGGCATGGAATTGATGTTGCGGTCCCCATTCAGCGCCATGATCGGGCTGGTAATAATCCCCGATGTTGATTTCAGGCATGGTTGCGGCGTGGGAGGGCTCCTATGTTGATTACCGGGATTGCGCCGCCATCTGGCCCGCTGATTTCTTGCGGTGGCCGTCCGAATTTGTATTCAAGCAAACGGATTAGCAATTTGCTGTCAGGAGTATCCGCATTAAGCAATTTCTCAGCTACTTCGACCGGATCCGCGAGCTTGAATACTTTCCGCAGAAATGGTTCTAAGCCGTCTCTTTTGTTGGGCGTACCCTTTTTACGACCGCCATAACGTACGCCTTTTGGCTGATTATTCAAGCTAAAGTAGTCCTTATCCCCTAATCGTTGAGACTAGGCCCACGGCGTTGGTGCGCGAGAGTAGCCGGACTCTTGCGAATTTGGCGGTCACGAGCGTGCAATCCGCGTGGAAGGTGTTATTTGTGGCGTCTACCGTGGTGATGTTCATGCCGCTGGCGGTCTGATAGTTTGCATCGGCGTCGATGTCCGCTACTTGCACGTCTACCTCGAAAGCGCCGGGAGCAGCAGAGAACTTACCATCTACCGCGAAGCCGAATGAGGATGAGAGAGAGAGCGGACCTGCAAGTGCGAAGGCTTGGCCTGCTTGTGGTGCGGCGGGTGTTTCGTAAGCGATAGATATTGCTGTGCCGGTTCCGCCCGTGTCCGGCGCCTGATGGAGTATGACCGGGTCCACGGGAACGAGCGTTGCGGTGGTGGCTGAGCCAATGGCGGTAATCGTGTATCGGCCGTTGAAGCGCGTGCCGTTCACGGATGTAGGTTCAGCACCGGTTGCGCCGGGGATGCCCGCTGTCCCTGCGATTTGCCCGAGACCAATGAAAACGGTGTTCCCGATCTGCCAGTTGTGCGCGGCGGTGACCGTGATCGTCACGATACCGCCAGCGGCTCGTACTAAACCGCCAGGCGATGCCGTAATGGTTGAGGCGAGGTTGACTCCAAACGAATGGCCAACCACACCGCGCATCAAACCAGACAGCGGGTTTTGGAGCGTAGACTGAACGTAATTCGGCACGTCAGCTCCTTAGACCGTGGTTTCGATGGAATAGTACGTGGTGATGTGCATGGTGCCGTTGCCAGCCGCGAAGTTGTTCGTCGCCTTGGAAATAGCGAAAGCGGCATTGTCTTCGGTCGGCGGATTGGCAGCTGTATCGAGAACACCAGCGCCAACGGCCGCCGCATACGGAAAGAGCACGAGCTTGCGGGTATTCGGCGAAACAGTCACGAGAAAGATGGTGTTGGCCGTCAATGCTGTGGTGAGTGTCCCGGCGCCGAGGCTAACCGCTCCGCCCGCATCCGTATAAGCCACAGATCCCGCAATCAATCGCATGATCACAAGATATGGGCAGATCCAGAAACCTACGCCCGGCGCGGCTACGAGTGAAATAGGTATCGTGAGCAGGTTGAGCAGGTTCGTACTGGTCAGCGTCACGTCCGAGCGAAGCAAAGCCAAAGTGCTCGGAATCGGGGATTGCTGACCGCCAGCACCAACCACGGGAGTTACGCCAAAGAATTGCTGCGCATCAAACGGAGCTGCGGGGGAAGTAACTGTTGGTGCCATGTGATCTCCTTAGTTTTTTCTATTACTTGGGAATCTCTAAGCGGTTTGCATCCGAATGGTCATGCCATCGACGGTTTCGCCGTTATCGAAGAACAATTTTTCTCTGAGTTCAAATAGAAGCGTGCCAATGCCAAGGTTGCGATGGACTGGCGCGAGTGGCTGGAATCGGGCGCTGAGTTCGCCCAAGTTGGTGAAACTTCGTGAGATTTGCGGTGGCGCAGTATATTCGTAAGTGAAGTCGTTCACTTTGCGAATACGACCGGCGACGAGGAGGGAATCGCGTTCTGGAGTGTAGATGTGCGCGCGACTGCGATCAGCGTAGATGAGAAGAAAGCGTTTATTAGCCAATTTTAGGGATAGCAATGCTAGGGGGCGTTACCCGCTGCGAAAGACCGACCGCCGCAGGGTTGCGGAGAGGACTACAGGACTCACGGTATAACCTCAACGTAAATGCCTGTCAAGAAAATTATTTCCCTTGCGCTTGAATTCGCTCTCCGACTTGATGCGCTCGATGGGATGCCTCGGTCGAACCAGCGGTGTTGCCTCAATCATAGCTAGCGCGGGCTCACTCACGGTAGATTTGCCGCCCTTTGCGAAGCCCAGCTCTGTAGCCGCTCAAGTACACCATGTAAACCGCACCAACGGTCCCGACTCCGGGGAGTATGGAAGTCAATGGAAGGTGCCACCAGACTCCGAAAAGCGTAATGGCGAACAATGCCGCGAAGATGATCCAATTCACTATCCGCTGGCGGTTGATGTTGGCCTCGGCTTGCAAAATCTCTTCAAAGGTCGTCATGGTCTCTCCGGTAGTCTGAACGTGCTCTCGGATTTCAGCTTCTCGATGGGATGCCCCCGCTTGGCTGCGATTGCCTGCTCTTTGTGTCTCGCGCAAAAGCCAACCGCGTTGACCTGATACAAAGCGGTTTTGCCACAAAGCACGCACTTCGTAGGCTCCAGGGTCATGCCTTGGCTTTCCGATGTTCTTCTAGGTGACAATTCACGCAAAGCCAGACAACTTGTTCGGGTTTGCTGTAATCACGGTGATGCCCGTGCAGCAGAGAGGCCCCATTTCTCGATCTTCTTTCCGGTTTACCGCAGTTGGAACAAGCTGAAGGCTTAGAAATCAAGCCCTTGGCTAAAAGTCGCCTAAAAATCTGATGGACCTTTCTCTTTTGAGGTTCTCTCGAAGCCCATTCCCTAGTACGCCGACGCCTAGCCTCAGCTAGACGCTCTTGGTTCTTTTCCATCCAAAGTCTGCGGACCTCTTTGGCGTGCTCGCTCTTTTCATAGATGGCTATCTTTTCCGCGTGTTTCGCTCTGTATTTGGCCGCGTGATGCACCATTCTTTCTCGTAGCTTGTCCCTGTTTCTTTCGCGGTATCTGGCGTTGGACAGTCTCTTTTTCTCAGTAGCCATTTATCGCTCCTTGCCGCAGAGGCAGCAGATGGTAGGCTCCGCGCTCACCGTTTTTTCCGGGAACTACCGCGTTTTGTTGCAGTTATGGCTACCGCAGGGAGACGTTCTGCTACGTGCTCCATGTTGTCCGTCACCGCGGCCATGAATTGCCCAATCGTCGCAAACGCGTCATCCACTTTCAGGCTTACATGCCGCGCGAGGTCCATCTCCATGTTCGTAACGTGCTGATTCGTCCCGGCCGCGTAACTCTGAATCATTCGCTGAGCAGTCGCCAAGTTCTCCACAATCGCGTCCTGTCGACCTGCCAGCATCGCCTGGGATTGCTCGATGCGCGCCAGCTGGTCAAATATCGAAGCTAACACGCCTGACTTGTAGGAGATATGCTCCATCAGCCGATTTTCGAATGAGCCAAGGATAGACGTAAAAGTCTCGTAATCGCGCTTCACTTGCTCTGCCAGCCATCGCCCGCGCGCCTGCGTGCAGTCGTGGCAGTTGCAGACCGGTTCTGACCCATGATCAGATCGTAGTGCCGCAGCCGCAAGTGAGCCCGGATCCGCCCCACCACGTATCAAAGTGCATGAATGGCACCCACAAAGCGCGCCATGTCCGTAACTATCCGCCGTTGTGCTCACGCTGCCTCCGCTGGGCCTATCTCGATGACCGTGCGCTTGTCCTTGCGCGTGCTCTTGACCTGCTCAACTGTCAACTCCAACCAGTGACAAGTATCGTCTTTCAACAATCCCGTGCTCACGAGAGCATCAACCACAGGCTTTACGGCGCCATAAGCGTTATCTTTGTCATAGAGCCGCGAATGATGCAACTTTATGATTACACGCATCTTACCAATAGGGAAAAACTTGGGCGCCGCAACAAAAATCTCAGCGTCCCATTTAGAGTTAAGTTTGGCCTTCGAGGTCCAATGCATCCTCAGCACTTTGTTCAAGCTCGGCGGCACATCCGGCACAGTGATCGTGTAGGTCACTTGGGCACCCCCTGCGGCGTTTGCGAGCGTTCGATGGCCGCCGCCTCGGTATCCGTCCACGATTCAGCAATATACCCACCGTATTTCCGTGCCATATGTATCCCCGTGTGCCCATGCGGAAGGTCGCAGGTATAGTCGTGCCCCTGCTTAGTACTGTACTTGCTGCAGCACTCCCGCGCCCCAGCCATCGCTCGATCACCCGGCCCCGCCACGCCAGTCGGTGGAATCAACACGTCGAACATTTCGTGGATTTTGTGCTCGTTGAAGCTCGGATAGTGACAACGAATCAAGTCGGCCAATGTCCGTACTCCACGCTGAAACTCAGTCTCATCGCCCGGCCCCGGCTCGCGGCGGGCTGCCAGCCATGTTTCCACTTTCTTGCGGAAGTCGCATAGACCGCAGTTTCCACAACTGCAAGTAAAGTCTCCACAGGCGTGTGGACCTTGAAAGTGTTCGTATAGTTCACGCACCATCGCTACTCCGTCGAGCAACAGCGGGGTTTCCTCCGTCGCGGCCAGCGTGCGGTCGATTGCTTCGTGCACCTCACGGCGATAAATCAGCGGTCCATCGCCCTGAGAGTCCATGAAATGCAGTTTGTTAATCGCTAGGTGGAGTTGTCCCCGTACCCCACCCATCGAACGCTCCTCAACCGCCTCACTGCTCGGGGCTGGCGCGCCGACCTTGGCGGCCGATTTCTCGTCGCATTCACAGCAAGCTAGTAGACATTTGCCGCACTTTTCGCACAATTCGGTATGATCACCACATCCGCACATCGGCGCGGGCCTGTCGGCCAGCGCGGCCTCCACAGCGCAACGTCTGCAATTCGGGTAGCACGCGCCTGTAACTGTATTCGGCGGAATATCGTGCGGCCAACTTACCGCTAACCGCCGCAACCGCTCATCGCTGCCTGGTTTGGTCACGCTCGACCTCGCTTGCGCGTAATTCTCTTTTTCTTGTTAGAATGCTTTTCTTTCCATTCTTCGTAGACAGCGCCCAAAAATCCGCCAATAAACCAGTGGTCCCGCTTGGCGATTCGATTCGCAAACTTATAAAACTCTTCGATTGTGTGCTTCATCGAACCTCTTTTCCGCTGCTTTTTCTAGTAGTTGAATCACGTCTTTGCGTGCCAGCATCGGATTATCAGCGTTATTTGCGACTAGCCCGTAGCTCGGAAGGTTCATCAATTCGCTCCAGAGTTTGTAGTCGCGCTCATCCCAACCGTTCGCCTTCCGTGCGCTGCCTGTTTGCTTGGTCATCTGGCCCAACCATCCTTCGTGTTGGCTTTGACGGCTAGCGCCCGCTCGGTCATGCTCGCTCCAATAACTTGTGGATGACTTCCAGCGCCTCACGTCGCGCTTTGTTGTAGTCGGAACTCGTAATCTCTGTCCAGCCGTTCTGCATGTTGAATCGACTTTTACCATCAAAGTTGTACTCTCGCCGCGATTCTATCTCTACGATGTTCCGCGAAGTCCGCTGAAACTGAACCGTTTCAAAGGTCATTTTCTGCTCATCAAAGCCGACAATCTTCGCGTAGAGCGGCCACTTTTTATCTGCTCCGCCATAGCTATTCGTAAATGTGAAGCACTTCCCGACGCTCTGTCGAAGGACCGGGCGCTCAACCTCATCACGTTCGGCTTCTTCCAGCTCCCGCGCCTTACCCATTAGCTTTCGCGCCCTAAGTTCAAGCGCGTCAATCTTGACTCGACGCTCACTCATCGCCCACCCTCATGTTCGGACGGCGGCGGATCGTTGGTCAGTGCGGCTCGCGCCCGCCGAACCTCTTCCTCACATTCGGATACACGCGCATCTAATTGGGTATTCCTAACGCTCGCGCCGACGGTTCGTTCGTTCCACCATTTCGCCTCATTGCGCCGCGCCAGCGCTTCTCGTAGCCGCAACTCCCCCTCCACCACCGGCCCCGCTGGGCAAACAGTCGGTGCTGATTGATTCTTGGCTAGCGCGTCATTTGAACTCGGTGGCTCTGGCACGCCGATAGCCGCAAGTTCGGTTTCGAGTTTCATCATTCGCCTACAAAGAACGCATTTGCTATCCTGACAAAGCTCAACGTCATGTGTCTGGTAGTGCCACCACTGGGCTTCAGCAAGAGCGGCATGTTTCCTTTCCGCATCGAGATTGAGCCTCGCGCCAGCCGGGATGCTGCCCGTCTCGCTGGTTGGCCCCGCGCATGGCCCATCGTGAATGTCCCCACATTTCGCGCAGGGTAACGCTTCGTAGTTCCAGTAGCGCGGCGGCGTGGGCGTCTGCGAAGCTAGCGCGGCGTTTGCTCTATGTAGGGCGTGCAACATTTCTACAGCCCGCCAAAGGTTTTGCTTTATTTCCTGATGAGGCTCTTCGTCTTCGCACATGCCAATCGTGGACTTGAGTAGTCCGATCACATTCGCATCGGTGAAATCCACGCCCCCTACCTTGTCGAAGGACGCTGCGCCCGCCCCGTCACACCTCATAGAATCCTCATTTTTCTTCCATGCGCTTTACAGTGACACGGACGACACAACCACAACACCTCTAGCGGCTTACTGTAATCTTCGTGATGCCCTTCTGGATTGCAGATTAAACCGCAACGAGTGCAATGGTCAGGCTTTGAAATCTTCGACCGCACGGCATTCCTCAGTATTTTCCCGGCTAAATGTCGGTCAGGGTGTTTTTCCCTATAGTTGGCTTTATTTTTCCGATGCTCTTCTGTGTTTCCTCCAACGCGCTTCCGCACATACAATCCACAATGGAGGGCATTCTTTTCTCGCCACTTCCTCATGTACTCCGCATGTTTAGAAGCCATTCCCCGCTCCGCTCAACTCATCGTCTTTCGGCATACCGCCCCCTCGATCCGAGTGCTTCCCCAAGCGTAAAAATCACTAACATGCATGGAAACGGAGCCGGATTCTTGCAGTTCTCAAACTTCAACCGCCCTCGTAGAAATCGAATCTCTTTTGCGTGAGGCAGAGCTAATTCATGGAACCATGCAGTATCGACTCTCGCGGGAACTAAGAACACCGCCAGTTCTGCCTCAATGGCCTTCATCATAAATTTCGTGATCGCTTTACCGAACGGCGGGTTGCAATACACCCGTCGCCCCTCCCAGGATATATTCAGCCCATCAAAGCTAAACAACGGCCCGCTATAATCCTCGTTGTACGGGCACGGATCTAAATCGAAGTGAAACTCCGCATCCAACTGCTCGTAGAGAGCCTTTGGCGTCGCGTAATGCGGAGACTTCGCCGATAGCAAGACTGGATTCACGCCGCGCCAGCTCTCATGTCGCCCACCCCGCGTCACAACTACCGCCCGACCCATTCGTTTTGCGGCTTACCGCGTCAATCAGCCGCCTTGCGGTTAAGTTGGGCTCTCATCGTGATCGCTCGATCTAGCGCCGCATACAGCTTCGCCGGCGGTGCCGTTTCGATGTTCAGTTTTATCCATTCACAGATCGTTGCGGGTGCCGTGAAATCCTGCCCCACAACCGTGAACGTTGCATCTCCACGCTGCTTTGCCTTATCAAAACATTCTTGATCGCTCACCGGTACCCTCCAAACTTGCCCACGCTCGCCCTCTAGGCGGCTTTTTCACTGTCACGAACCTCCAGCGCCAGTTTCATAGCCAACCTGAAAAATGCTGGAAATTGTTCCTGATCCCAATGGGTCACAGTACCTTCAAGAAAGGCTTCGCGCATGATGCAGACAATCGCTACGCGCCATCTGCCAGGGTGAATGCTCACTCTTTCCGCTAAGTCTTGGATTCGTCGGTCTAGCTCATCGCAGGAATCACACGTATTTCGCTCTCCCACAATGAAAGCGGAGCACAGCAAACACTTCCGGGCTGCGGGCAAATTAGATTTCCCAAACGTGCGAACCTCATGGCATCGGCGGCAAAGTGGCTCTAAATCTTCGTCCAGTTCGCAACCGACTCGCTGATAGTTCTTGTGGTGAACGTGTAAATCCTGATCGTAGAAATGCGCCGCGTAACGTCTGTCAATCCCGCACTCGGAGCAAGTATCGTGCACGGATAAAAAATCCCGGCGCCGAAGCTGCCAAGATTCAGATTGGATGTACGCTCGGTGCTCTGATTTTGTCGTCACGCTTGTGCTACCTCGGTGGGATGTTCATGCAACCAACGGTCTAGGTCAGCGATTTGCTTCTTAGCCCGAGCCTTCGCTTCGGTCTGCGAGATGTAAGCCTTCGGCACCGCCTTTGACTTTGCGAGGCTTTTGATCGAAGGAATTCCGGCGGCCGGGGTTGCCGCCGCATCTTTCTTGCTATAAGAAAGGTCTTTAGGATTAGGCGAAGTCGGGACAGTCTTAACCTCATTGATTATAACACTTTGACTATCCCGTTTTAGCGGGACAGTCCCGTTTTTACGGGATAGTGAAGCTTTGACCATCCCGTATTTACGGGATTCTAGTACTACCGCGCGGAACACTTTTCCACCGCTTTTCCTCTGCTTATCCTTGGCGTTTTGGACGAAGAAAATCAGCCCCTCTTTGTTCCGCGATTCGGTGCGGATGTAACCCGTCCGGCGGAGAAGGTCGATCCAATCCTCTAACCGCCGCTCGTGATAGCCGGTGTCGTCTTGGATCTGCATCCGGGTTATAGGATGACCGTAATTCACGACGCCTTCACCAATCTCATTTACTCCGGTCTGTCGCAGGAGCAGCCAAAGGAAAAGCCACACCGAATCCCGCATACACCGATAGTGTTTCTCTTCGCAAAGACCGCCCTTTGCGCCGATCCAAAACACCTGCTTAGGGTGCATCAGCCCACTCGCCTGTACGTCTGACTCCAGCAGCTATGCGCGCGCCCTGGCGCCAGTCCCAGGTATTGCGCTACCACCTTGGGCCAATCTCCGCGTGGACGGCCTAGCCTGCGACTCCGAGCCATCCACAGCCGATGAGCGCGAAGTTCTTCCGCTGTGCGTCTACGCATGTTTCACCGGCTCGAATCCGTGTCCGTCGTCATTTCTTTCCTCTGCCTTTTGCCCGTGCCACCATCGGGCGTGCTTGCAATATCGGCAAGGCGCTGAATCGGCCCCTGACGCCCTAATATTTCTCGTCTTTGCGCCGGTACGTCTTGAAGTCGATTGGCCCCTTTTCGCTCGGCGCGGACTCAATCAGCCTCCTCTTGTCCTGGCAGCTCAGGCAGTTGCACGATTGCCACTGAGAATTCGCCGTGTGCGTTTCCAGCGGCAAATACTCGTACTCTCGCCCAACTCCCCCGCTTACGATTTTTGTCATCGCGGCTCCAATCCAAGGATCTGCGCCTCGGTCAACGGCTTAGTTAGTTTTGCGCTCCTCGGATAGCGCCCATGCTCAATCGTGTGGCACTTTGGACACCCCCAGCCAAGGTTCTCGTCGCAAAAACACCGCTGAGGCCCGTACCCACCTTCTAGGTGCCGCAGCTCGCCCCAATCCCAACCGTAGTAAGCTCCACAATTCCAGCAGCGGCCGCGTTCCCGGTCAAAGATGCGCCGACGTACCTGCGTAACGTCATCGCCGAACAGGTACACGCATTGATGATCGGTTTCCGGGTGTATCCGCTGGCCCACGTAGCTTTTCTTGTCCGTGAAGGCTCGCGCCGCAGTCGCTTCCTTGTCGATGTGCCAGCGACCGATCTTCTTACGCCTGATCATCACTCGGTTCATCCTCGAATGGTTTTTCTAGCCGCTGAATCAAGATGTCCCAGCCCAATTGCTTGCCGTACTTCTCCACGTAGCGGTTGATCTGAGCCGCCATGCGTACCTTCAAGTCGCCTTCCAAGCCGATGCGCAGTTGCTTCATCGGATTCTTAGCCTGCTCCCGACGCCGCGCCTTCGGGATGTCCCAGAGCACGCCGTCTGCAAAGGAACGCTCCGAAAGACTCTTTACAACCGCTTCCAGCTCCTCGCGGCTATGAACGACCGGCATCAGCCACCGAAGGGATAACGGCCCGTGGCACCAAACTCTCACGCAGCACTTCCGCGATGCCGCCTTTCAACTGCCTTACCATCATTTCCACTTCGTACAGAAACCTCTCTGCTTCAACTTCCATCTCCGCAATACGCTTGTCGTCCCGCGCCATGCGCACAATGAACAGATCGAGCGGCGCCGGAAAGTCTGGACACCAAGAGACAAAATCGTTCCAAGCGCGCCCGGTACAGGCCATCTGCCACATCATCTGATCGCGGTATATCTCAGGCACGACTTCGGCTAAGAGGTAGCTGGCGTGCGTCGTCGGCTTTGGAACCTTCACTTCAAGCAAGCCGTCATCACCTACCAACCCGTCCGGCGAAGCCGCTGCACCTTCAATCGTCGGGTGTAGTACGAGGTCAACGCGCTCGGTCGTAATAGTGGCGAGTTCGTAGGCCGCACGCGCCAAGTCTTCCATCTCTTTGCCGCGCTCCATCCACTCCGAAACAAAGTGCTCCGACGTGCGGCCGGTGATGCGCTCCACCGCCAGCTCCAGCTTCAAGTTACGTCGCGCCTGCAACTCGCCAGTGGATTCGCGCTTGGCTTTCCCGATGGCATCCGAGATGCGCGAAGCCGTCAGCTTGCCTAGGCGCGCCTCGAACCATCGCTCTGTTCCCTGCCCGCCACATTCAATAGTTCTCATGCGGCCTGTAACTCCTGTTGGCGCTTCTTCCGCGCTTCCATATAGACCTTCACGGCTTTCGGGCTCTGCGCACCTAGCGCCGTCTTGATGGCTTCCTTGTAGCGTTTCTCCAGTTCTTCCATGTCCGAAGCTTCCTGAATGTGCGCGATGAAGTCGGCAGCCTCCTGCATGGTCACGCCATCGGAGTCTTCGTCGCTTGTCGCCATACCTAGCACGCCAAGCAAGGTGTAGCGACGCAGGTAAGACACGGCTGAACCGATGGCCTGAATTGCGTTCTTTGAGCCGCTGGGATCTGCTCCCGCGCTCAGCACGTTTTCGATGGAATGCCCCTGCGTGTGGCGCAAGATGCAGGTGACGGTGATGGATTCCTTCGTGGAATCCTGCCGCCAGTTGTAGCAGAGGCCGTGCTTTCCAAGGATTGGCCCGAGCGTGTTGGCGATCAGGTCTAGCGGCGTGTATTTGTAGGCCGTGCGCTTCTCGCCAGCGCCGTAGCCGACTTCCTTCGTCTTCTCCAGCTTGGGGGCCTCGCGCTTGAACGCGGCAAAGGCTTCCTCGAACGCCTTACGCGCCTGGTTGGCCTCAAATCGCTCATTCAACTCCATGAGTTTTTGCAGCTTGTCGATGTCGGCATTCTGAGAAACCGCCATGCGCACCAACTCGATAGGCGTCAGAGCCGCTGGCGGAGCAGGTTTGACAATCTCAACAGCCTTCGGAACTTCAAACTCCTGTACTTGTTCGCTCATTTGCCACCTCTCTAGGTCTCGTCTTCGCGCACAACTGTAAGAATCGGTCGCTGAGCACATCCCACTGCTCTGCCGTGATCGGCTCGCAGGCCCCGGAAACGCGGTCATAGCGCGGATGGCAGGTCTCCTCCAGCAGCACCACGAACTCCGTCAGTAGCTGGTCGGGCGTCATCGAATCAACGCCGCCCACAAGAGCACCGCAATCCAAACAGCCGCCGCAAAAAGTTTCTGCCTCACGGCAGCACCACAAATGCAACCCAGCCCACAGCCGCGATGACCATGAGCAGTACGACCAGGACAGAGCGCCATTCACGGTTCATCATTGCCACGAGAACCACCTCAGCCAGCGCCAGCGGTCGATCAGCCAGCAAATCAGCTTTATGCGCAGCCGGGGCTGATGCAGATTCAGCCGCCGACACAGCCCGCAGTCGCATACCGGCCCGTGCGTGCGGTAGATCAAGCTCACCTCCGGCTCCAATTTCCCCGTGCGCTAGCCATCGAATGCCTCAGTGCCGCTGGTTTGACCACCACAGCTTGAGCGAACAGTGCGCCAGCCCCAGAAGCGACAGCAGCAAAACGAGGCTGCCGAAGAACACCCTCACGGCTTCACCGGCCGAAACGGATTCACGCCAAGGTTGTTCATCAGGATTTTGGTTAGCTCCTGGCCGCGTCTCAGCCGTTCATCGGCTTGCGTAACGATCAGCGTGGCCTCGTCGTCCGTGGCATCAACTCCCAATTCCATGTCTGGATTTTCGTAATCGCCGCTGCATGCGCTGCACATGGTTTAGCTCCTTGCCCAAAGAAACAGTCTTAAGATTCCGAGCCACATTCCGAGTGTTACACTGGCCATCGCCCATACCACCTGCCAGCCCGTGAGCGAGATGTCGCGCCTAATCATTGCTAGCGAACTCCTTCGGCTTGGATAGCTGTTCTGCGAAAGCGCGCATCCACATGTCACTATTGCGGCCGTCAAAAAAGTCCGCTCGCTCAGTATCGGAGATGGTGTTGGCGAACTTGCGAAACTCGCGCATCAGTCTCCATTCGGCTCCGGCCAGTACTCCGGCGTTATGTGCTTCGCTCGGTTGACCTTGTTTCTTCGCCAGCGTGTCTATCGGCCTACTCGTGCTCACTTCGTTTGATTTGCTCATTCGGCCTCCATGCGGTTGCTGATTCGCGGAAAGAAACTGTGCCCCTCGGCTGGCGGGAAACTCAGCTTCATCTGTGTAGACGAAGTAGTACCGCGTATTCTTTGACAAACTTCTACGATGTCGCCCAAACTGCCGCTCACGATGAAGTGCTTAACCAATCGCAGGCAGAGCATTACGGTGTCCTTGAACGTTTGCGTGAAGGGCCAAAACTTGTCTTGTACGAAATCGGCCACGCCTGACTCCTCTTCATCCATCCGCAGACTGCGTACCCGTCCTGAAATGCCCACGGCATCCTCCTGGGGTAAGGGTGTCGCTTGCTTTTACTGCTTACTTCCTGGTGATAAAAACGGCCTCTTCGTAATGTCCAACTTCGGCAAGTGGAACCGGCGTCCAGCACAAGCGGTCGTAATCGTCGTATCCAATTACAACTGCCCACTGGCCACCATGAACCTCAGCGCATTCAATGGCTTCGAGCTTTGCGCGTTCGAGAGCGTTATTTACAGGGATAGTGATCATCGCAACCTCCATGATTCGCTTTCCAACCAATCCGACCGACTGCCGACCGTGCTGCCTCTCCAAAAAGGGCCTAGTAAACCTTTGCTGCTTGCAATCCCAAGCACAGACCTTGCTGTGACACATTCGTCACATGGCGTGATACAAAACGGCCTCCCCGCTCCAGGTCAGAAACGGGCCATTTGCTGATGAACGAGATTCCGAAGCCAGAGATGTTGTTCGAGCTTTCCCGCAACACACTCCAAGACTTACAAATCGCCAGCCTCGACCGCGCCGCTCGGCACCTAAAGCAAGCCAAAGCGGCGTGGAACGAAGCTGTGAGAGAGGAAGCAATCGGGTTGCTGGCGGCGTACTTTTTGGAGCACCGGGCCGGAATGCTGGAAAGAGCACGCGAGACAATCGAAATGGAGAAAGTGCAAACGGTGCTGGAATTCCCGCAATCGAGAAAGAGAGCGTGAGTCATTGGCCCACCGCTTTCTTTTCATTCATTCGCCAACCATGATCCTCAAGAATCTTCCATGCAGCGGCTCCGCTGACAGAAAAGACATCTTGCACGTAGGAGCACCGTTTTGCTTTGTTGTCACGCGGCCTGAATTTGCCGATCAGGAAGGTTTCGAGGCTCTCAGCGGCCTCTTTAGACACGCAGGGGAATAGAAAAACTTCGTCACATTCCTTGCGAGCTTCGGTCGCGTTGTGATCTTTGTACGCTGCTCGCTGAAGGATGGAGTAGGAGCTACCTACGTAAATAGGCAGTCCGTCTTTGAAGAATGCGTAGACACCAGGACGTAGAAGATCGCGGAAGTCGTCGCCGGAAAACCTCTGCCCTAATCCCGGAATAGCTCCGTCAATGGATTCCTTATCGCCGAATTCGCCAGTCGCTATCCTGTCGGCAATATGTAAACCAGTATTAGCTTGTCCGTTTATAACTTCTGGGACGCAAGAAATGTCGGCCTTTTTGACGTTTTCCATGGTGTTTTAGGCCGCCTGCTCTTTGGAAGATTGGCGCGCTTGGAGGGCTGATTCGAGGAGGGTTGCTGCCAGATTCGAGAGGGTCCGCTTCTCGGCTTTGGCTAGGCCGCGAAGCTCTTTCTTGACCTTCTCGTCTACAACGACTTGAATGGTTGTGTTAGCCACGAATGCAGGATACTACGGCATAGTATCCGTTGTCAAGCTAAATCTTTGAGTTATTCACAGGCGAGGGCGAAGGCGCGCAAAAGCGTCTCCACGGGTACGGTGGGGTACATCTCTACGAGGATAGCCAATTCCGGCGACATGGCCCCATTTTAGCGGAACCGCGTCGCCGGAATTCAATACGTGGTTATTTGTAGACGGTTTAGTTCGGCGTGATGACCAGCGTTGCGACCGTGGCCACCAACGGCGTATCGCTTACTGAGTCGCTGGCGGTCAACTGATTGCCGCCGTCCAGGCCGGTGATCGTTGCCACACCAGCCGCTACGGCGGTAATGAGACCACTCGCGGGGTCTACCGTCGCAATGGCTGGAGCGCTTGACGTGTAGCTTACCGGGCCGATGGGAGCGAGTTCCGCCCCGCCAGCCGATACGAATTCGTGCAGAACTGCGGTTGCTGTCTTTCCTACAGGGAGTGTCGCGGGCATAAGTCGGTTTCCTTTCGAGTCTGAGATGATGAGTGTTGCGAATGTGGCGTGCTGCTTACCCACCAGCCGTCGAAGCAGATGGGCAATCTCGTGGAGTTCGTCACCGATGCGCTGTAGCGCCTTAGTTTTTTCGTGGTCGAACATGCTCATAGTTCAGCTCTTATACTCGATTTCACTCCCACGAGCATCCAGGCATCTCGCGGGGTAATGCGCCAGCTGGGCATGTCGTTGGGGATCTGAAGCATTCCCGCCGCTTCCAGGGCTCCCACCATCAGTTCCGAGCAAAACCAGCTATTCGGGCTCCGCCAGTCGCGCTCACCCAGCCCGAAGCTGACTATCGCTTTCCAGTCGTACGGCTTGCCGAGCTGCGAGAACACGAACTGGTAAAAAGCGTCCTGCTGAGCCTCCGTAGCGCCGATTCCCACAACCTTGAAGTTAACCGCCCCTTTGTACTCAGGATCGCCGAACGCACGCCGCTTGACCCCACCCTGAAGCATGGCACCGTACGTTACCGACGCACCGGCCGGGTCCAGGCATTCCACGTGCGAATAGTGGCAGCGGGTGTCCCAACGGATGACCTTGCTGTCCCAGCCGCCACCTTCGACAAAACGGAGCAAGATCATGCCGCGGTAGTGGTACCCGTCAGAGCCGCTGGCACGGGCGACTTGATGACCGCGGGAACGGCCGGAATGGGCTGCCCTTGCGACTGCACCGCCCCAGCGTCCAGTGAGTTCAGGATTTCGGCTACGGCGTTGGTCAGATCGGTGCAACCCTGGATAAACAGGGTTTCGTTGGCGATCTTGTGGCCGGACACCAGCTCCGAAGTCTTGACGATGTTGGCCACAAGCGGTGCCGCAGCGGCCAGTTTCGCAGGCCCGGTACCCGCTCCCAGGATCGCCTCTGCGCTCACTACGACCTGACCAACTGCCGTCAGATCGTTCACCACCGTACCCGCTACGCCAGCCGCTTGTTGAGCCTTACTGCCGAACAGCGGCGAGATGAGCGGCGTGAGGCCCGTCAACAGCGCAATTCCCTTTGCCAGAAAACTTCCGAGTTTCGCTAGAAAAGTCATCTATTCTCCTTTTTTGGTATCTCAGTTGCTGGAAAACGTGCCGGGGAAATTCCCAGCGTCCCATCCAGAGAAGCTGCTTAACCTTCCCCGGCCTTCCTGTTGCGACTTTGCGGGCTGAGTAATGGTCGAGGCCCGCAAACCTGTGGTAAAGTTCTGCCCAAATGTTGCAAGACATTCTCGATCTGGCCTTCCTCGGTTCCATCGTTTGGGCTACTTGGCAGCCGCTCCCCAACCCAATCATGCTGTACATGCGCATTCAGAAGTTCGGCACTCCGGTGCTGTTCTTGATGCGCTTGTTTCCCCGGACCAACAATTACACGGCGGTATTCGCATGGGTCTATTGGTCCTATGTGATCTTCCTTTGGCTCGTGTTTCTCGCTATCGTCTGGCGCGCGCGTTGGCGAACCTTCAGCCACAACATTCTGCGAATCCTGACCGCTTCCTGGGTACTCATGGCTATCTACTACGCCGCCTATTTCTTGGACCCCAAGGCCACGCGATGGGATTGGTGTCCCGACGTGATCCTTGGGGTCGCATTCGTCGCTATCGGCCTACAGGCACGGGCCGAAAGTCGATTGTGTATTCCGTCCCAACCGTGAAATATTCCAAGTCATCGGTGGGAACATCTATGTCGAAATGCGCGTCATCGTTCTCGAACGCGACGGCGTTACCTATCACGGACGTGCATTTCATCTTGTACAGCTTTCCATGCGGCGGCGGTCCACCAGCCATAGTCAGTCTCCTTTAGGTTCGATCTTGTCGCTTCTCGGGATAATCAACTTTTGAAACTCGTTGATGGCCCGATCCTTCTCCCGCTTCGATGGCACAGGAGTTGGATACAAAGCGATGGTTGCAACTGTGGTGCCAGCGATGGCCAGATCCGTGAGCCGTTCGCCGTGCCATGCCAATGTCTGTTGAAAGTGAGCCATCTGTATTTCGTGGCCGTCGAGTCGCTGCGTGATGAGCGTGAGCCGCTTGTCGCGTTCTGTCAGTTGAGCGTTGAAATATTCCATGAGCGCGACGGATAAATCCTGGAAGACTTCGGTGGCCGTCTCTACGTGCATTTTTCGTAGCGACTTCACAACGCGATGCGATAGCCAGAGCAGGAAGCCGCAAAACGAACCAAGGAAAGCTGCTGCGGACAGGTAGAAACGCAAGTACCACAGCCATTCGTCCATCGCTGGTGGATGCACATAGCCTCCCGGAGCCCATAGGAAACTCACCTAAAAGAATGTACTCAGCAACTCGAAAAACAGCCCAATCCCAATGAACTTCACGCGGTACGGCTCAACTGGCGCGGGCCAGCCAAACCCGGCGATGGCGAACATCACCAGCGCGATTACCACGCAGATTAGGTGCAATGGAGCCTGATTTGATCCGTGCATTTATTTCTCCTTCTTCTCGTCTACCGCCTGCTGCTTTGCTACGTGGTCGGCTAATGTTGCTTTCGCCCGATTCACTTCTTCAAAGTTTTCCTCGCTCTGATTGGCGGCGTAGAGCTTTAGCGATTTCTCTAGGATCAGCGCGAGCGCGATGCCGTATTGATTGTTCACCAGCGTGTGAACCGAATGCGTCTCTGCCGCCAGCGCATCAATCTTGTTAGTCGTCGCTGTCGTGGTGTGTGCTAGCGTGTTTTTAACCTCGTCCGTCTTGGCTTCTACTCGATCTGACCGCTTGGCTGCTTCCTTCGTTGTCCTGATGTACAAATATCCGAGCACCGCCACCATGAGCGGATTGAGAAACGAAATCCACTGCGCGGTGGCCGACTGCACTACTTGCGTGGCCTGGTACATCGGGCCTCCTAGGGTTTGGCTGCTTCAACGGGCATCTCCACGACGCGCTTGTCTGAGCCGATCTTGGCGTTCTGCATGTTCATGGCATCAACGAAGTTCGGGCTGCTCTCCACTTTGCTGGAGTAGGCGCGTGCCAGGTTCCCGGCCAGCGTGTTTACGAACTTAAAGCAGAACTGGTAGAACATCGTGGACTTCGCGGTGGGCGCTGGCAGTGAGCCTGTGAACGAGATAGCCACGTAGTAAGCCACCAGCGTACTGATGGTGTCGTGCGCGACGATGAAACTCCAGATTTGGCTCATGCCGTCTCCTGATTGTCCGAAGCTAGTTCCGCGAGCGTCATGCGCGAATCCACGCCCATCTGCTTGGCTACGTTCATGGCCCAGCTTGCGTTGCCGCTGTAGCGGAGCCCGACTTCCATCAGCGTCAGGTCTGTTGGGTAGGTGTGGGAGTCTCCGTCAAGCATTCGTCGCACTTTCTTGCACAGAGCTGCCCAGCCGTCCGCGTCTGTCGCATAAACAGTGATCTTCGCGCCATCCGGTCCCGCCGTTTGAATGACGCCATTGCCAACATCGCCGTCGTCCGTGATGTCACCGGGGTTGTGAGCGCGCGCGGGTACTGAATTAGGCACATAAAACCCTTCTTCCTTGGCGATGGCTTGCGCGAATCGGTTTACAACGTCGTCTGTGACCATTAGTTCACCGTGACCGTAATCGTGATCGCGTTCGGCGGCGCCACGATGACCGCTGGCGCATCGTTCGAGAAAGCCGATTCCCCGCCTGGCCCGACTGCCGTTGCGGCGTAGCAGTACGTCGTCCCATTCGTCACTGTGGAATCTGTGTAGGTCATGACCGTGATGGGCGACGTGTTGAGCTTGGTGAGCGTAGGGTTAGTGGAACAGGCCGCGGCTGCGCGGTAGACGCTGTAAGTCGTGCCAGTCGGATTGACCGTATCGTTCCATGTCAGCTTGACCGTATGGACGGTTTGGGCCTGAAGCGGTAGCGCGACTAGAAACAAAACGACGATGAGCCGCGTTATGGAATTGAGCATGAATAAACCCCCGCTGCGTTCGCCGTGCAAGTCATGGAACCAATCGAGACTCCGCCGACCGTGATGGCCACCTTAACTGGGAGCGCGGGGCAGACCGGCGGTGGGATCGCTGTAACTGTAATGGGAACTGTGCCGGCGCCGTTTGCATTGGAACCGGTGATCGTAGCCGTCGTGGCCATTGCCGGAGCGGTGTAAATGCCCGCTGGCGTGATCGTGCCAATGGAAGCCGACCACACGACGATCTGATTCGATGTGCAAGTGCTTGTGCCGCCGGTCTGTATCGAATTCGGAATACAGGTAACAGTAGGGTGAGTGACCGGAGGCCGCGGATCGCCGCCAACCTTTACGAAGGTTCCCCCAGCGGTGTATTGCCACCAGTTTCCGGCCGCGTTCTCCTGATAGATAAAGCTGTTGTACCAGAGCACCAGGGTTGCGGCCGTGCCGGTGAGCGTCGTTCCGTTCTTTATGATGACGTTCCCGCACGAAAGCGGAGAACAATCCGGGTTACTCGAAACCGGGACCGCGGCGCCGAGCGTCCAAGTATTCCCGCTGGCATCTGTGAGGCTTCCGCCAGATCCCGGCGTGATCGTCGCGCCATTCGGACTTACGGGATTGACCGGTGGTGGCGTGACGCCTGAACCAGCCAGGTACGTTTCCAGGATGGTGTAGCCGCTGGCCAGCACTTGATTATGCAGATTCGGGTCGGTCGTAGAGTAGCCGTTGGCCTTTTTCCACTGATCAGGGATGCCGTCATGCTGCGATTCGACGCACACGGTTCCATTCACAACGGGCGTGTCGGTCCAGTTCGGTAGAGGCGGCGGGAAAGTTGGTTGTCCGGCGAAGGTGACGCCGTTGGGCCAGTAGCCTCCCGCTGCTCCCGTCTGGTATTGCTGGAGAATGCGTTTATCTTGCGGGTCACGGTGAGAAAACCAGTTGCCATTGCAATCAAGATGCTGGCTCGCGCCTACCGTTGGAAGAAGAAGCGTATCGAGCGTCGCTGCAGGATCGGCAACAATCGGGAACGCACCGGGCGACATTGGGCTGCTGCGCTGCCATGAACTTGGCACGGGAATCCCTGGCGTGTTTGTCGCTTGCGGGCAAAGTCCGCCGGGAGGGTTGGGATCAGTTTCGCTTTGCGCGTTTTCCCCGTTTGTTGCTACCGCGAGACTCCACGGATTGGCGTTGACCGTATTCGTGCCCGGAGGCCCCCAAATATTCCCGGACATATAGCCGCTTGGCGTGCCGCACAGTTCCGGGCTGTTCATGGTGAAGTGGACGGGATGCGGCTGGGCTCCCAAGCCATTCAAATTGCCAGTAATGTATTTGTTGTTGATGAGGTCGATGGTTTCCGCACCGAGAAACTGATTGGCGTAGGTACCCCAGTTGTAAATGATGTTGCTGTTCCAGCGCGTTGATCGATTGGAATTTTCAGGGATGCGATGGTCGATGTTAACGAGCACGTTGTGGTGGAAATCAATGTCTGTCTCGTAGGCGGAAAGGCATCCACCTTTGGCAAGCGAACTCACGCACGACTCATCTGTTGCGGTCCCAAAGCCGACCGGGTGGCCCTCGTGCGGTTCGTAGTCAAGCGACCATTGCGTGGTGATGGAGTGATTTGGCCCCACGCCTGGTTGCGTCGGCGTTGGCGTGAAGTTGCTCCCGGTAATCCATGACTTGTTCCCGCTCCAGCGCGTGGTCACATGATCGAAAATGATGTTGTAGCAGCCTGAATTAGCGGGCGGAGCTGGGGGCAGGCTTTGCGTGATGTTGCTGCAATTCAGGATAGCGATGCCCACGGTCCCACTGTCCGGCCCTGAAACCGTTGAGGCATTGTCGGGACTGAACACGCATCCGCGCACGATGACATCATGCGTGGAGACGCGGAGAGCGGCGCCGTTCGTGTTCGGCCCGCCAATGATGACTTCGCCGGGCGCCGTATGGCACGCATCGGTGACAAAAGGATTGCTCACAAGGACATCGCCACTCGTGACCGGGAACAGTCCAGCAACGCGATAGATGCAGGTGCGCGGCCCTGATCCTTGCAGGCACGCACGACGGGAACCTGCTCCGGAATCGTTCGTGTTGGTGATTTCCATCACCGCGCCACCACGCCCGCCAACTGAGGCCGCTCCTCCGCCTTGCGCACCTGGGAAAGCTGCAATTTGAGCCATCGCATGAGTTGAGAGCGCGAACAGCGGAAGCAGATACAAAAGTCTTTTCATGGATGCTCCGTTTACTGCCATGCTGCGAATGCCTTCACGTTTGCGAGCGTGTCCGCCGCTTGCGTTGTGAACTGGATCGAAATCAAATCACCCGCCACGACCGAAACCGAATGCAGACCGTCTTGACAGAATGTCCCGGTGCCGAGAGTGCAAGTGATTGTCGTTGCGCCGCCGTTCTTGAGCACGGTCACGACGCCCGATGAAGCATTTGTCCCACCCGTCCCGACGGTAACTACCAGATTGTTCAATGTGCGAGGGCCGGTCATCGGTATGCCGCTGCCCACAGGGGGAGCCGCACACGTAGTTACGGTGACGTTCGGCCCGGTGCCGTAAAGTCCAAGTGTGGCAGCCGCTCCAACGGTCCCGGTACATGCTCCATTGATTGAATGCCCGTCCGCGACCATCGAGGTTCCAGCCACGCTGTTCAGGCGGTTGCTCCCGAACACCACGGAGTTGTCATAGATAAACTTGGAACCGCTAAGCGCATTCGATACATCGAATCCGGTGGACGCTCCGCCTAGGAAAATCGTGTGGTTGGTCGCTACGGCCGTGCCGCCGTTGTTGTCAAATGAGATAAAGTCAGTGTTTGGCGCGGTGCCGTCGCCCATCCAGTCCCCGTCCATGTCGTAAACGCAGTTGGCATTGTTCACCACGTAGACCGAAGCTGTAGAGGTTGAACCGTTGGCGTAAAATGTGTTGCCGCTGCTCCAGATATTTGCGGGTGCAGTGCTACTGGTACTGTTGCACCAAAGTCCGACGTTATTGTTGTGGCTGCCGATCCCGCTGGCCACCAGTGAGTTGCGCATGATCAAATTCATTCCTTGGCCAGTGCCGCCGCCCGGTATATCTATGCCCCGCTGGTAGTAGTCCTGAACGATAGAGTTGAAGATGTAAACAATCCCCTGTGTGGCGAGTGACACCAAGGGATTGCCGAAGCCGTCAATTGTAGAGTCGGCGATAATCGTACCGGCAGACTGAGAACCAGCGAACTCTACGCCTATGCATTGCTGAAAAGTACAGGCTGCACCCAGGCCGGAGAAAAACACGTGATCGAGTCGGCTGAAACTGTTCAACTCGAAAAAGTATTCATTAGCGGAGTTCGCGTTCAGCGAGTTGTTCATTCCAAAGATGGCAAGATCATGCCAGTGCGATGACAGCACGCCATTTAGACAGGCATGTGAGCTGAATCCGCCGGTACATCCGGTAAGCGGAGCGACCGGAATAAGAATCGTGATTCCCTGGCCCTGTCCGTGAATGTCCATGCCCTGGCCCCATGCGCTGGTATCCGTTCCAAGGGGACGGCAATTTGCAGGCGCGGTGATGAAGTGAGCTGCGCTGAAAAGGATTACGCCACCCGGCAGTAATCCCGCCGCGCAAGTGGGGTAAGCCTGAATGGCGGTATCGAGCGCGGTGAGACCCGTATCTTCCAGCGGGCCGATAACGAAGCACCCACCCGAGGCCACAGTTCCCGTATTCGCTATGCTGAGCGTGACCTGCGTCGCGCTATTGACGGTGATCGTACCGGAGGCTGTAACCGCTCCGCTTACTTCTTGCGCTCCACCGGCCGCGCAAGTGGAAACGCCTATTAGCGTCCAACCATTCATCGTCGCCGCGTTGAATCCGCACGAAGCGGAAGTCAGCGTAGATTGCGTATTCGTCCACACACCATCCAGGCAAATCTTCCCCGGAGCCTTGATTGTGGTGGTGACTTGCGCGGGGTTGGTGGAGTCAATGATATGCAGCGCTACCGAGTTGCTGCTCCCGCTACTGTTCCCCCCGCCCGTGCCAGGTCCATATCCTCCGGGCGGAACCTGCCCGAACGCTGGCAAACAGAAGGCGAATATAAGAAGCAACGTACTGATGGCTTTTAGGAACATAGTGGTACTCTCCGGCTATTCTCAGAACCGCTCATCTTGCTTAAAATGGGTGACATCAGGAGGTCGGTCGAATGTTCTGGCTATCTGGTCAACTCATTGGCGTTTTCATTGTTGCCGCGTGCGTACTTGCGCCATTCGCCATTGCTGCGGGACTGCGAAAGAAACCAAAACCAATTCCAGTTCAACGATGCCCGCAGCCCTGCCTCAAACACAGCAGTTGCTTGCCTGAATTAGTTACGAAGTCAGAGCCGGAGCCCGTTGTAGCGTGGAAAGATAGGCCCAGAATGGAAGTCCCTGGAAAGTTCAGCGCTTTGTACCCGCCCGCCGTTCCAAAGCCTCGTCAAGACGGCTCTGCGCTACCTGCCGATCTTCGGCTGTGGCCCTAGGGTTTCTAAGGATAGATTTGCTGCGTTCGATGTCGTGGGTCATCTCGCCTTCGTCAAATTCCCTACCTAGCGGTTTGCGTTCCTCGCTCATCGTCACCGCTTTTTCGCTTGGCCTGTAAGCGACTTGCGGGCGGTCATTTGCCGTGCCAGTTCGGCGTTCTGGGATAGGCTGCGGCTCCGTTGACTTCCCGATATTCTCCAAGCTGATGCGCTCCCGCGGTCCTCCACCCATTTCTTCGCCTACATACAAAGGCGATAGGCCGATATTCCGTAGCATGTCACCAGCTCCGGGACGGCCTTGAAGGGCATTATTCACAAGTAGCTTTCGAGGCGTAGAGGCGTTGTACCCGACTTTTTCGCCAGGAGTTAATTCCCGAGGGATGGGGATTTTCACGACGCCGGAAGTAGGCGTTGCTGGACCTTCCGTTGGACCGGGCGTTGGCGGTTCAGCTTTGGCGGCTGCCTTAGCGCCACTCGCCGCGCGGCGATCTAGCGCATCCTGCTCGCGGCCTCGGCGCATAAAATCTTGAGCTTTCCGCTCATAGGCCGCGCTTTCAGGATCGGCTAATTCCGCAAGAGCCCGTGACCGTTCACCGCCTAGGGCGAGTTTCACGATGGGTTTAGGTTTCCCTGTTACATCCGTACCCAGTTTCGCCAATCCCCTTGTCGCTCCGCCTATCTCACCGGGAGCACGTTCAACACCTTCGCCAAGCGCAATTGGTGCAAGCATTCCCACGCCGCTACCAACCGCATGAGCGCGACGTTCCGAAACATCCTCTGGATCTTCATTCTTCCCTGCTGGCGTGAGTGCTTCTTTTCCGATGTTGTAGAGCGACGATGCCACGCTAGGAAGAGGACCGAGCGAAGCCTTCAACCCTTCCTTAGCTATATCTCCGATGGAGTGGGGAGATTGAGTAGCGGCATCATGGATTGGATGAAGAGTCTCAGGAAGTCCTGAAGCACCCGAAGCCGCACCAAGCAGAAAGCTATTCGCTTGTCGCTCATTAGGCTGCATCTTGTTAACTTTTTCAAACTGCGCGCCGGACTGGGAAATCGTCGCCTTGCGTGTTGGTTCCAAGATGTGATTCAAGTACGCTTGCTGATCTTGCGGCGAGCCCTTCGCAAAGTCGGGATCGACGGACGAGAGATATTTCTTCTGATCGTCGGGATGAGCGTTTAGGAAGTCTTTATCTGTCAGTGCTTGAGCGATTGCGCCCATCAGGGATTTCCTTGTTTTTTCTTCCAATCACTGAACGAAGGTACTTCACTACCAGCCGCCGCTGCGGGTGCCATTCCGCCTTCAGGCATTGGTCGCTTGCCATGCTTGGCCGCTTCAATGAAAGTGTTCACGCTACGGTTGATCTCATCGATTCCCGCAATCGTCGCGTCTGGTCCGTTGCGGAAGTGATTGAGAATCTTGTCTTCAGTTTCCTTCACAGCCTCAGCGGAACGAAGTCCGTGTGCTCCGTTGCTGGCGAGCGCGATATTGTGCATGGCTATGCCGAGCTGCGAAATTGCTGGATCGTCAGAGCCCATCATTTGCCGTGTCGTTGTGAATCGACCAGCGACCTTGCCGAATAGGTCGGGGTTATCCCGAATCATTTGCTTCATGTCATCGCTGTTCTGCTTGACGTTGATGGCGAGGTCTGAACGCTTCAGGCGTTCTGCTCCGGGAGCATCAAGGGCAGCGACCGCATGGGCGATCTTAGGCCCGACAGGCTTTCCGGTTTTCTCATCTACCGATGTTCCCGGAATCGGATTGCCCTCTTTGTCCAGCCCGAAATAATCAGCCACGTATTTATCTTTATCGAGGCCCAACTTCCCAGCCGCTGTGGCTGCGTTCTTTGCCATCACACGAATACGCTCAAGCGCCGCCTGATTCTGCGGTGAATTCGGGTCCGCTTTGATGCGATCCAATGCCGCCTTTGCAGTTGCGGAATCCGCTTGCGCCACTTTCAGGTCATGCACGGCGCGCTCGTTCTCACTCATGTCTTCCGGCGCGAGTGGAACGGCATTGCCCCCTTCGTCCAGCTTCAGCCCTTGCTTGCGTAAGGCGATCTCTCTGGCGCTTTTGTCCTTGTTCTCTGTCTCATCGATCTTTTGCTGGGCTTCATCGAGTTTCTTGGCATTGGTGTCTTCTACGTTCTCTTCGTGACGCTCGCGGTTCTTTTCACCAAGCGCCGCGGTCTCGCGTGTTTCTTGTGCGCCAATGTCACCCTTCAACTTCTCTTCCTGCGTCGCGCGGTTTAATTCCGTACCAGGGATCAACGCCGCTGCCCGTGGATTCAGAACGTCAAGTGCAATGTTTCCGGCCTTCGCGCCGATGTGAGCTAGTTTCCCGAGTGCGCCGGGATGGTTGTTTTCCGATCCCCACGGATTCTGATCTTCCCATTGAAGTTTCTGGAGGCGCGTCTGATCGGCGCTGAGAGGCTTCGTCGGTGCCGCTTGGCCGATGGGTTGTAGGCTAGTCGCATTGCTTGCAGGCAGCGATTCTCCGCCGATGGGCGTTAGGCGATTTACTGTCGGTGCCGCTATGTCTTCGTTCTTCCGAGAAGGCGCAGTGGGTTGCGATCCTCCAGCGACATTGCTCAGCATCCCTATCCTGGCCATGCGTCCGGCCGATTCAGGATTGGTATCGCCTTTGACGAGCGGATTCTGCGAAGCGATGGATTGCAGGACTGCTCGCTGTTCAGGATTATTGGACGCTGGCGTAGGCGTAGGAGCAGTGAGCGCCCCGCCAGAAAGCGCCATCATGCGCTTCAGCCTATCTTGGTCAACGTCCGTGGAAATTGGGACGAGATCAGCCATTTATTTGCCCGCGCCCATTGCAATCTGCGCCCACTTCATCGCATTTTGTTGAACGCCGCTCTGTGCCGCTGCATTTTCTGCATTGATGTCTTCGGGAACCAAGCCTTGCGCCTTTAGGTCCGCGTTTACATCTGTTCCGTAGAGGCCGCTGAGGGCGCTGGCAGCTTGATTCTGCTGGCCGAGTTTCACCTTGGTATTTTCGTTCTGTACGCCGAGTGCATTGCTGCTGAGCTGCTGCGTTTTATCCCGCGCCGCCTGATCCAGTACGCCCGAAAGCGCACCCGTATTTCTTGTGCGAGCAGCCGTAAGGCCAGCCTGACCGGCAATGCCTGCATTCGCGCCTCCCGCGCCTTGCTCTCCCGCTACCAACATTGCGTTTTTATCTGTCGGGCTGATTCCACTCGGATTGGTCAATTGTTTCTGCTCAAAAGGGACAAGCGTGGAACCTATATTCGTTGCACCGGCGCTGAAGTTCGACGCCGTTGCGTTGGCCTGATCGTTTGCTGTCTTTGCGCGATCTTCTCTACTATTGCTCATTTAATTGATCCTCAGAAAATACAGGCCATCCTTTGCCGGTACCCATCCAAGCGATTCCAGCCGCTTTCCGAACCTTCGTCCCGCTTCGGCATAGGCCCAATCCAACCCATAGGCCGACGCTTTTCTGTTCATGCTCTCCTGTAACAGACGGATAGCCTCAAGCCTTGCGTGCGGCGAGCCCCACTGGTGATCGACCATCAGCGTCACATTCAGTTCCAGGCGTGCGAGTCCAGCGTTGACGATGCGGTTCCCGTCCATCACGCATTCCTTCACGATGACCAATGGGCTGGCGGGATCGGGCAACTGATTCTCTGGCGTTATTCCCTGAGCGTGGAGTTCCACGATGCGAGGCCAGTCGGATTCTTTGTATTCTCTTACGATCATGCCGCGCTAGGTGCCGCACTACGTTTCGGGCCGATCGCAGGCCGCTGCAACACTTTCCCTAAGCCCTGACCGCCTTGTGTGCCATTGGCTAGGGCGGTGCCACTTCCGGTGCTGGCCAGCGGGGTGAATTGCGCGGTCCCACCTACGGCCACTGGCGTTGGAGTGAATTGCGTACCAAAATAGGAATGCTCACTTGCGTCACTTCCTTGATACTGGGCATACGAACGAAAATGCCAATTCAATTGATTGCCACTCCCGTCCTTGTTGGGAAGCGGAGCAAATAGCGTCCGGCTTGAGCCTAAATCGAAGACATGCGGCTGAGGAAAAGCGGCATTCGTGTCTGCCTCTACGAAGTACCTGATATTTTTTTGCAGTGGCGAGTTGTGAGTGATCACAGCATGGACTGTACCGTTGTTGGCTACGACATTAAGATTCTGAATCGGGTCAGGCGGAGACACTTTCCCGTTAGGAGCAACGCTGATTTGCTGGCCGAGTGTCCCGATACCATCTATAATATTGGATAACAGGAGTCCCAAATGCGGGTCTTTTGCCCGTATTTCCTGCAAAAATTGGGAGCTGTCTAACATTCTATGTATCCAAAGGATTTGACTGGCATCCGATTCGGAAGACTCGTTGCTCTAAGAATTGTCGGCAAATCTTCTAATAGAAGTTTCATTTGGTTATGTCGTTGTGACTGCGGCAAGGAACACGCGTCCCCAAGGGATAGTCTTATTCGTGGCTTGGTTAAATCCTGTAATTGCTACCGTAAAGAAGTCCTCGCAAAACAAACTACAATCCGCCACGGCCATACGGTTCAACACGTCATCAGCCCTGAATATCATTCGTTCAACAATGCCCAGCAGCGATGCCAGAACGAAAACAATAAAGACTGGAAAGACTACGGCGGTCGCGGAATTCAATTTCGATTTACCTCGTTCGAGCAATTCATTGCTGCCGCAGGCTATAGACCGACGCCTAAGCACTGCATTGAACGCATAGATAATAGTGGTCACTATGAAGCTGGCAACATTCGCTGGGCGACACGGAAAGAACAAGCCGCTAACCGTCGCCCTAAAACGAAGCGGGTATCGCCGTCCCACGGATTGGGCTCCAAGCTGATTTTTGTAACGCCGCAACAACCTTAGAGAGTTGGAACCGCGAGCCAACCGCATTCGTCCCAACACCAATGAAGAAACGTTCGCCTTCGCAATTTACAACCGCTTCCAAATCCCCAAGAGTGAATGGGGTTAGGGGGATCGACTGCAATGTGTAAGGAACGTTCTGCGGACTCTGCGTGTAGATTACGATATTCAAATTTCCCTGACCCTCAGCCAAAAAACTAAGGTAAGCGAGCAGCATCCTTCTCAATCCCAGACCTTTTGCATCTTGTTGGTCAGGTTTAACCATACCGAACGTAACATAATAGCTATTTATTGGAAGACCGTCATCGTCCGTAGCCCCATCAATGAGTTGGTATAATTTGGAATTTTGGTAGCCGGTGCAGTACCACTGAGGCCACTGATCATTGGCTCTATCAATAAAATCTGAGTACGGGCAAGCGATATTCCAAAACGATGACTTTCTGGCCGGTTCCGGAGAGAGCAAACGCCCTGTGAACGAACTGCGAATAGGTCCCGTGCTTTCCAGTGCCGCCGCCGTCTCCAGTTCCCGGTAATTGATGTTGATGATCACATTCGGCGTGGTGGGATTCAGGTTTACGGGTAACTGCGGCATGAAAATGTTCGGCGTGGTGATGGGAACGCCGATGGTGATGCGCTTTTGCACTTCATCGTTGCGCAGCCAGATCGTGTGGCCACTGGACCAATTAACCGCATCCCAAACCGGCTGAATTTCCTGCGAAATCTTGACCGGAACGCCGCCAGTGAAGAGAAAAACTCCTGCCCGACATGCCGTTACCAGCCAGCCTTCACCAAAGTCGTAGGAATGGATGCCAATCGTCCCCACACGATTCGATACCTCGCGCCATGACCAGTTATCCGGTTCTGTGACGCCATTGTCGTTGGTGGAATACATCGAACGCTCTTTGAGCGCGTACAAGCTGTCAAAAAGCACCGCTCCGCCACGAATGGGCTGCTGATTCTGATCCGGCCCGAATCCGCCGGTCACGAGATCGAAGGCTTCGGGGTTATTGGCGTAGCTGGCGCGGAATTGCGTGGTGAAAACAGGTTCCGTCGTGGGAAAAGGCTCTACGCGGTCCAGTTCCACGTCTCCGCCGTTCGGAAGGGCTGTTGCATAGACGCGAAAGCGCAAATCATTCGGAACGGACTTGAAAACCGTCGTCAGCATTGTCCCGCTGAAGATTTTCATGGTCGTTCCCATGCTGGCGAGCGGCACAGTAAACGATCCAAACACCTGATTGAGCAGTGGAGAGAACAAATCCATCACGAGATTGCCGGAACCAATCTGCGAAGGGCATCGGGCGGTCACACGCACGGAATATGCAGTGTTTGTGGTGATGATCGGAACCTGGAACTGATCCTGGAAAGCTCCCTGCGTAATCATTCCGTAGAATGCTTGCGTCGAGCCCGTGGAATTCTTGATGTAGTAGCTGTCGCCGAAGATGGGCGAGACCTGCACGGTTCCGCCCGTGCCGTTGGTCGGATCTACGGTCCATCCAAGCGGGTAATACGTGGAACCGCCAGTGCTTTGGATGCCCAACCCTCCATCGAAGGAAAGATTCTGGAGGTTTTGCACCTTGTTTTGCTCGCCCCAGGCAATCAGCCGCGAGGCATAGGACAAAAAGCCAATACTCGATCCCAATTCGATCTGCTCAAACAGGTTATTGCCCTGAATGTCGATTGCTGTCGCCGCGAGGAGCACCGCATCAGGGAAA